TAATTCTTTACTTGTATCTGCTATAAACATATTTTTTAATATTTCGTGCATTTCGTATTTGTGATAACCTAAGTGTTTACCTAATGGTATTACTATACACTTAAAATAATATTTGTTTTGTGCGTGTGTTCTATTCACCTTTCATTAGTCCTTTTACGTAGTTACTGCTTTTACAATGTTCTTCGTTTCGTTTTATTCGTGGTAAACCTTCGTACTCTTTTGTTTTTAGTTGTACCATATATTTATTGCAACATATAGCGTCTTTACATACTAACCCGTCTGTTGTTGCTGTAAACTTTACTTTGTATATGTCTGTCGTGTTACCGCATATGTTACAAACAAACTTCATATCTTTTTATCTATTTGTGTTACAATATACGCACCTGTCGTTAAACCTACAAAAAAAATTATAATTAATTCCATTTGTTTTTTGTTTTATATATTGTGTAACTTACTAATATTAATAATAGTGTTACTGTAAATAAATTAGGGTGTGTTTCACCGCAAAAACCTAATAAGTGTTTTAGTGTTTCGTTCATTTTTTATTCTTTAAATATAATTTTTCTTTTGTTTCGTGTTCGTCTATAATTCCAAATTGCATTTCAAATCCAAAATCGTCGTTAATAATTTCTGGTAGTGTTATTTTTTTATCTTCTATATTTTCGTAATCGTTTATTATAATAGGTTTATTATAGTAAGTTCTTTTACGTGGTTTTTTTTTGTTATTTACTACTTTCATATTTTTCTATTTCAAATTGTAAGTGTGCTATAGCTTTATTCAAACATTCTACTGGTGTGTCGTGCTTGTGATATGATCGTAGAATGTAAGTTACTGCAGTGCCTAAATGATAACTTAAATTAAAATTGTCACATACCTTCCTTGCTTCGTAACCGTTTAAACCTTTGTAATATTCCGGTACTCTATTATCTGTTTTGTACTTGTCTATATTTCTGTCTGTATCCCAGTAGTATTTGTTTTTACCTTCCTTGTCCACGATATTTTTTTTTGTATTTAGTTTGTCCTTTACTTGCGTTTTTACTATGTACACCTTTGCGTTTTTTTCTATTGTTTTTTCTATATGTACTTTGTTTTCTCATATTTTTGTTATTACGTCTTGCATAAATTTAAACATTGTATTTAAACAACTACTACAGTTTGTACTTGTATTGTAGTTAGTATTGTGTATTGTATTATATAATTCTATTAACCTTTGTTTACTTTGTATGTCTTTTATTTTACCTTTGTCTATAAGTTTGTATACTTCTTTTATTTCGTTTTTTAGGTGTGTAGGTATTTCTTTAGGTGCTTCGTACTCTTTAGTTGCTAACCAATATTGTTTAGGACACTCCATAACTGATATACTAGCCTTTATACGCATAAAACAACCGCATACTTTACAATTACCTGTAGGTTTAAAATAATGTTTACAACCTCTACAAGTGTCTAACCTGTCTTTATATATTTCTTTACCTACTAAAAAACTATTCATTTAATTTAAGTTTAAGTAATTTTCTAACGTTGTCTATTGTTATAAATAAACTGTTTCTGCTAATTCCTGTTTTTTTTGCTAAACTGTCTAATGTATTTGTTTCGTAATAGTATAATTTAAATAACTCCCTATCGTACCAGTATATAGAATCTAGTTCTTTATCTATTTGTTCTAACTTTTTATACTTGTATTCGTTTACCTCATTAGGTATATTGTATAAGTTTTTAGGGTTTGTTAGTTCACCGTTTTCTGTTATGTCGTAAGTAATATCACTTGCTATACTATCTAATTGTGTATAATATTTTCTATACTTATAATAATACGGACTATTTTTGCTGTGTAAACTTCTTTTTATTACTACTGCACCATATTTTAATATTCCTTTTTTACCGTCTTTGTCATATATACCTTTTAGTGTTTCTGGGTTCATTTGTAAAAAATATAACATAAGTTCTTGTACTACTTCGTCTACTTCGTTTTTATCTGTAGTTATACCGTAAGTCATTTTAACAAAGTCTTTACGTAAGTCTGCTATTATTTTATAAATCTTTTTCAATATTTATATTTTTTACTTTATCTATATAATTGTAAGCTTCTTGACTTAATAGTTGTTTGTATATTCTAATAGTACTTCTATTTTGTTCTTGTTCTAAACCTGTCAAATAACCTTGTATCATAGCTGTAAAATGCGTAGGTATAATGCTTATAAAGTCATTGTAGTTTCCTATTTCTAAAATGTCGTTTCTATATGTATTGTGATGTTCTATGATTATGTTACATACGTCTATAAAGTCTTTATATTTACTGTCGTTATTTGTAATGTCTTCTATAGTTGTAGTTATCATATCTAAATATAGTTCTAACGCAACTTGATGTTGAAAATTTATACTAATTGGTTTTAATAGCATTAACTTTTTCTTTATAAAACTTTATCATATCTTCATATTCAAAACGCATATACTTTACAGTCGTTTTACTTAGTTCTTGTAGTTCTTCTGCTTTACCTTCTGAAATTCGTATGTCTAATAATTTACCAAATGCGTATTGTTCACCTTGTCCGTATAAATTACACTTTACACATTGTACTTGTACGTTGTCTTCGTTCCATCTTGTAGCAAGGTGCTTCCTAGACATAAAATGTCCCGCGTGGAAGCCTTTTTTGTAGTGTCCTGTTTTATTACAAGTCCAACACTTTACAATACCGTCTTTACTAGCGTGTCGTAGTCGTATGTATAGACTGAAAACCTTGTCTAAATCTTTTTTTAATTTACTAATAGTTTTCACGTCTGTAATTATATAAATATTTGTGTGTTATTTTACAAGATTTTAAAATAGTTATAAACAGTCTATTGTGTATATTGCTTCGTCTGTGTTTATATGACCTACTATTTTTTCTATTCGTTCTGTTTGGTTAAACTCTGTATTTCTTCTTAGTTTTCTTAATTCCCAGTTAAAATTGTAACCCCTCATATATAACAAACTTATGTTAAATAAATATATAGTATTTTTCATTTTTACTACATATATAAATATTTTATTAAATTCTTGTGCGTACATCGTATTGTAACTGTACTTGTCAAACTCTATAAATGTTTCTTCATAGTATTGTGATCTTATTTTTATTTCGTATATGTTTTTCTGGTCTTCTGCGTCAAATCTGTTATACTCATATTCGCAAGGTTGTATGTTTTTTTTGATACCTCTTAGTATGTCTACTATTTCTAATTCTTTAAACTTCACAAAATTATTTAATTCTATTTTTTATTCGTTCTTCTATAACTCTATTTACAGTTATTATACTTACGTTAAAATGTTTTGCTATTTGTGGTATTGTTTCGTTGTATTTAAGTCTTGCAAATATCCAACCTTTAGTTTGGGGGTTTAGTTCTTCGTAACTTTTAACTTTTGTTTTCATTTAAACATTCTTATTTGTTGTTGATGTTGTTTTAATCTTTTACTTGCTGCTTCAAAGTATTCTTTGTCTAATTCGTAACCTTCTAAATCAAAACCTAAATTGTGGCACGCTATAGCAATAGAACCGCTTCCTAAGTGTGTATCTAAAATTTTATCCCCTTCTTTTGCGTAGTTCATTAGTAGCCATTCGTATAACTCATAGGGTTTTTGTGTTGCGTGTATTTTTTCACAAGATTTTTTATTTCCTTGCAAATTACCGTAATAATTAAAATTATAACATTTAGCTGTTTTTTCAAAAGATGTCCAAGCTAATTCACCATCGCTAAAATTATCTACAGGATTGTTTTTTAACCAAAAAATAAAACCTTTGCAACCTCTATTTAATTTGTTTATTTTGTAACTCCAAATATCAGGAAAATAATTTGCACCCCAAACTATTTGATTTTTTGACACTCTAAATAATTCATCAAAATATTTTTTTGTAGGTGCATTACCAAA